CGGGTGCAAGCATCAACATGTGGAACATGATGGGCAACGGTACGCCCTACATCGACCCCGACGCTGAGGATGCTGACGAGCAGATGGCTGATTACATCAGTCAAGTCAAAAAAGCACTGGCGGAACTGCGGGAGGTGGCGTCATGAAAAGCTTCCAAGTTTGGATAACCGTTCAAGCGGATCTTTACGTTGATGTGATCGCTGACGACATCGACACGGCTCGAGCTATTGGCGAGGCGGCGGCAGTGGACATCAAAGGGGAGTTCTGCAAGGCGCGAATGCCTGACGGCTCACTTACCCAAGAGTTCTTTTACTCGCCTGACTGTGAGGTGTCATCCATCGACGAAACCAACTCTATCGAAGAGGTTAAGGAGTGGGCTTACACCAAGGCATACCTAGAGGAGAAAGCGTCATGAATCTCCTTTACCTGTTTGACCCATATACATCTAAGCCCACGTCGATCAAAGCGCGATACAACGCGTGCGAGATGGATGTGGCTGGATTGATTGACGACCTGTCCGACATCCGTTGGGAGTTTGAAAGCGGCTCACCGAAGGAAGCGCTCTCTCTTCTGGTTCAGGCTGAGAAAGACTTGAGAGACGTACAGTGGCGACTAGCGGTGCTGTTCGACTTTCAGGAGGAGTTCGAGCTTCAGGAGGGCGAGTCATGAGCAGAGTGCTACTCGTGTGGTCTACCTACACCCACCCAGATCCAGAGGTGAACGACAACGTCGAGGATCACTGGACTGTCCACGAATCCCTATCAGAAGCGCAAGAGGAGTACTGGCGGCTTATGAAGCTTCCCAGTCTGCACTCAGCGTCTGTGTGTGGGGTTATCCAATCAACTGACTACTCAGCTATGCCTGAGTTTTATCTGGGGTGAGGGATTTATTTCCCCGCCCCAAAAATTTTCATGGAGAGAGACATGACTGACTTAATCAAATTTGTAATCGAGATGGATCCCGAACTCGTGTGTGAGAGCTGCGGTACAAACCATTCTGTTCACTACAACTACACCATTTTCCATACAGGCGGAATTGCCAGAGACGACGAACTCGGAGAGATCGGCGTGTGGTGTGACTTCTGCGGTGCAGACAGGGGAATGGTTCACCCCGATGAGGCTGAGTGGCAGAAATGCCCTGAGTGCGACCAGCTAGTTGAGAGCGGTTTCATCGACACGGAGAGCGACAACGGCACCTGTCACGACTGCCTAGACAAAGCGGAGGAAGCGGCATGAAGACCAAGACATGGACCATCACCGCAACGATGGAAACCGACCTGATCACGCAGATCAATGTGCCTGAGCACTGGACTGAAGATGAGGTCTATGAGTGGTGCAAAGACCACGGAGACGCCGTAGCGGACGACATGCAAGAAGACGGCATAGGCGCTTGGACGTGGTCAGCTATGTACGAATCTGACGCTCCCGATCCAGACGCCTACGAGGTTGAGGAGGATGAGTCATGAGACTTATCGATGAAGGTCACTTCACAGCCATTCGTACCCGAACCACGGACTGCGACTGGGGTGAGTGTACTGGCTACGAAATCCCTGAGCTGGGTCTGACCGTGTACGTCTACGACGACGACGAGACCCGCATCTCATTCGACTACGCACGAACGGAGGACGAGTTATGAAAAAGCAAATCACCATCAAGCTCACTGCTGAGCAACTTGGGTTACTAGCCACGCAATTGCATCGAGAGATCGGACGGCTCGACGGGGTAGATGAAACCCTCGACACGCTCGTGTCTAGCGATTGGGGTAAAGACAGCGACTACGAGTGGGTATCAATCTGCATGAGTGCGATTGATTCCGCCGTACTCGCCGCCTTCGAAAAACGATCGGCACTGAAGCACCTGCTGAAAACCATCGAGTCAACCTCGAAGCAGACGCTGGATTGGAACAGCGACACCCAGCGCATGGAGGTTCAGTCATGAAAGTCACCGTCGAATACAACCTCTCTGAGGTGGATCTGGAGGCAATCAACGGGCGTGTGGGGCTGGATGGTCACTGCACGGAGGAGTTTGCCAAAACCTGGCTATGGGTCTGGGGGGCGAAAGCGCTCGACCAGAAAGTCGATGAGTACCTGAAGAAAAAATACGAGGAGCAAAGATGAGGCGGACGTACCGGAGGGAGGACTTCGCTCACCTAGCCGTGAGGTATGTCCTCCGACGCGAACATTCAAACACGGAGCTGGTGTGGGACATACGCGACCACTACTTCGGCTCCGACGGAATAAGAACCGTCAACGAATCTTTGGAATTCGTCCGCACGGTTGAAAACTCAGACCTCTCTGTCGGCGAGTGGTTCGAGACTGAATTCTGTGCCGACATAAGGAGATCAGCATGAACTTAACTTTGAAACAGCTAGCGATCGTCGATCGCGCACTTGGTAACTCAGCGCACGAGCAGTGGCGGATCACCCAGATTGATGACCCGTACATGGCTGAGCCAGCCTCCTATCAGATGGACCTCATTGCAAAGGTGCAGTCATTGGTACACGAGGAGCTTCGTAAGCACCCCGTGGAGGAGCTGGAAGCGGAGGGTCTGTCCTATGTCCTCAACTGAGCCTGATGTCGTCATTGATGTGGCGGAACTGCTGGAGAAGCTCGACGAGCTACTGGAGGGTTCTCAACGTTGATAATCGCAACCGTCATGATCGATCCCAGCGATATCGAGATCGACAACCTCCAGATCTGGACAGAACACGAGACTGTCGAGTTCTGGGGGGCGGTAAGCAGAGATCCACAGACGTTTATCGACTGGGACGCGATTACCTACAACGGAGAAACCGTGGAGCTGGAAGGCGAAAGCCTCCAGCAATTCTTTGACTTTATATTGGAGACGTACGCATGAGGAAGCAACAAGCAATTCAAATGCTAAACGAGAAGGAGCGAAAGTATTGGGACGTACTAGCCAGTGGCATGAACACGTCAATCGTACTGACCCCAATGGAGCTGAACCTGATCAAGATGGCTCTGTGCCAACCAGACGTTGAAAGGCTGCGGCGGCAGCAGGAGCTGCTGAGGGAACTCACGCAGAGCATAAGTGAACAGGCGTGAGGGGCTGTACCTAAGTACGGTCGGCTTCGCCTTTCTATTAGTAAGTTTTTGGGAGTATGAAGATGAGCAACAACGAACGGCTAATGTCATTGATGGACGACCATGGATTGGATTCGTCGCAGGTAGCAACTATGATCGGTGTAAGCCCGTGGACAGTACGCAACTGGAAGCGGTCACAATCGGCGAGGGGCTACCGGACGATGCCAGACATGGCGATCAAGGCTCTTGAGATGAATATCGCTTTAAGACCTTTAATGGAACTAGAAACACCCATTTCGGAAGGCGATCATCCGGACCTTGTATTTTTACCGGCTGTAACGACTCGCTAACGATACACTGACGTACGGCGGACTGCGTGAGCCAGATGACACCATCTCTCTCTCCGGTGTCGAAGACCCACCAGTCCGCTGTGCTGACGTGCAAGCCCGAAGCCTTCCCGTGGTAATACTCAATCACCACGTTTCCCGTCCGCTGTGACGCAGGATCAAACTTTACCTCGATAGTAAATCGCCCTGGCACCACCAAATCGTACTCGCTGTGCTTGCCTTCCACCTTGTAGGCGTCAGGATATTTCTGGCGGAGGTGCTCGAGGAGCCTCAGCTCCGCTTGGATACCTATGGCTAGATCATGAGCGAACGGCACGTTTCCTCCAAAGAATCTTGACGTGCTCCTTGACCAGACCTTTGGCATGCGAAGGCTCGCAGTCATCCGGTATGGAGTCGATGATGGCGCGGCGAGTATCTATGTCCGGCTGGTCACATATCTCGGGCGGTAGATAGTAGAGGACAGTCTCGATTGCCAGCGCGTGAAATGCTGGAGGGAACCTGTCCTCAATGTCAGCTATTACGTCAGTCCAATACAGCTTCTTCGCTGACCGGCTCACTTGATGCCTGAAATCTGCGGGTCGCATTCAGTACCTCTCGAATGATCATCGCTCCTTCCTCAAGCCCGACCGTGCAGGTCATATCGTTGTTGGTTGGGTAGTCCCCCAAGACGTACAGGGGGAACACCAGCCGTGTAGGCTGTCGGTCGAACCGATAGATGAGTAACGGGATGCTGTCGTCGCGAGCTGCACGACAAACCTGCTCCCACCAATCTGGCTTGTGCCAGTTGCCCGACCCGTAGCGCTTACACTCGATGGTGAACGGTGACAGCAAGATGTCGCCTAAATCGACGACCTGATACTGCTCGAGGTTTCTCCGAACCTTCACACCGAACTCATCTGCAATCCAAGAGCACACCTCACGCTCGAAGGCGGCTCCTTTGTTTCTACTGTTGATTGACATGGGCAATCAGAAACTCGATGAAGGTCTTAGCCTTCCGTAGATCGTTGAGAGGCTCGCCCTTGTTCTCGTAGCGCCACAGATACTTCATGGCTGAACCTTTAAGATAGGCGGCGAACTGATCTGGTGGCATGGATGCCTGAATAGCATCGATGCACTCGAGTTCTGGATACTCCTCATGATGCGAGCGATAGTGCTTTGGCTTTGACACGCGATCCCACTCCTCAGGTGTAGCAGAATCCAAGCTCCCGCTGGAGGTACTCGAGGAGTTCCTGCTCTGTTCCGTAACGTTGTTCAAACCGTTTTTTGAACGGGTGTCGAGAGGTATACCCATTGCAATCTTCTCCTTCTCTGTGATGGCGATAGCACAGCGGGATCGTCTTTAAATGCGCCCCCGGCTTGGTCTTGCCATCGATGTGATGAATCTCCGTCTCCGTGAAGATCCCAAATTCCCTTTGACACACGACACAGCCGTGATTTGTTATGGCATCCATCCATTCCCGTTCCGCACGGGTTGGACTTCTTGACTTCATCCTTTTTCATTTACCCTCACGTCTCTAAGTGCTTGCTCGTTGCGAGCCTTTTGCTTCTTGATCAGATCGGCGAAGTGCTCGATTGATCGGCGAATATCTTTTCGCTGGTGTGCCTCGATTGATTCACGCGCCAGCTCGATCCAGTCTGGTTCAGTGGTTTTCTGAGTCATGCTTTACCCTCCGATATCTAATGAACGTGTTCTTGCCTTCTCTTTTGTAGGAAACAATCTCAAGGTCTTCGGGAAACAAGATTTCGTCTCCATCGCGAACGGCAAATGCGTTTTGTGTCCGACAAAAGTCTGCCTTCAAGCGATCGTCTCTCTCCCGAATAGCTTTCTTGACCCAGTCGGGCATAACTCGCTCAGCTCCCATAGACCCGTTTCTCCTGTCGTATCGTTGCCATCTGTGTCTGCCACGTCTTGAACTCGACCTCAGCAGCGAGGAGGTTTGCTTTCGCAGCAGAGATCGCTGCCTTGGCTACGCCCTTATCCATGCGGGCTTGAAACATTTCCTCTTGGAAGTCGGCGTAACGTGTTTGAGCTGCGGCTGTCTTGTGACCCTCAGCCTCAGCCTCTACTTGAAATCGAGCGAAGAGCTTTTTCTCTTCAGCTTCCTTGACTGCCGCCAGTCGCTCGGCTGTCTCTACTGCGGCTCCTGCCGTACGAATGTTCTCTGCGAACTGCTCTTGTTGAATCATGCTTTACTCCATTGAATGTACTTCCGTGATTTGCCGCGCTTTTGCTCGAGGAACTGCAAGGTGACAGGGTCGAAGTCGAAGCCGATGCTTCCTTCGAACTGACCGTTGCGGTTCTTTAAAACATTGACCTGAACATCCCATTGAGAGGCGATCTTTTCGTCAGGTTGCTCATCTGTGATTTGGCAGTAGCGCATGTGCTCTGCTTTTTTCTTGTTGATCCAGATAGAGAAGAAGCTGTCAGCGAGATCTGTGATAGCCCCCGTTCCCTTGACATCCATTTTTCCTGGAGCGCGACTTTCGTCTTCTTGTTTGCGTGAGTGGGTGACGAGAAAAACCGTGCAGTTCAGTGCATTCTTAAACTGAACGATTTGCTCGACAATCTCTTGCTGCTTTCGGTAGTCCTCGTGCGAGCACATGCAGGTCATGCTGTCGATGATGAATACATTCACCCCGTAACGACGGTATGCGTACTCGAAGCACTTGAGCAGGTCGCCCACCTTGGGGTTCAGGTCATCAATGAAAAGCCAGAAGTTTTGAGCCATCCACTCCATCACCTTTGTCTGATACTCAGGCGTGGGATTGGCAACGGCGCAAGCCTGTTGAAACATTCTTCCGAGCAACATCTTCGGAGACATTTCCATCGACGCCACTATTCCATCGAATTGCATTACCCAATGAGAAACCATGAGAATTTTGAGTTACAGTAATTGAAGTTCGGGAACCAATGCCGCCTACACCTTGAACACATACTGATGGGTTTACTGCTGAATTATTACAAGACATAGTTTATCCTTTATGTTGGGTCAGTCGGGAAAGCGTTGTTGTATTCTGCATCTGCAATATATTGCACTGCTACAGTGTCGAGTTTCGCAGCACCGTACTTGACGTTGAATTGTAATCCGACATTACTATCTGTAGATGCACTCATTGGTGTATCA